CGTTTTGTACGACGACCACCGCTCTTTTGGGGCGATAAGTCCACGAAACTGTCTCCGTTCTCAGAAGATAAATCGCTGGACTGTTCGACGTTCAGGCGAACCACAGCTGCAGCGAGGATGCGGCCAATTTCTTCGAGGCGCGCGTCTGCTGACATGCGCTCAGGGCATAGGGGATTGGGACCCGAAATCGGGCCTGATGTGTTTTTTGGCATGGCGACTTTTCGCGATTGAGATGATGCCCAAAAGGTATCTCAAAATATCAAAAACACAAGTAAATCAGTATCTTACGGACAGGGTCGGCCTGCGCGTAGAGCCACGTATCTCTGCGTAATGAATATGCAAGTGCGCGGAGTGCCGATCGTTGTCGCTGAGCCGAATCAGCCTGTCCGACCGTCCATGAATTTGTCGAACGTATCGACGGTCTGCTCTTCTTCCAGCTCGGCCATCTCCCATCGGGATGGTGCGCGGTCAGGATAAATCAGCAGCGAGATTGTCATCTGGTCGTTACTGGGCGAGAACACTGTCATTTCATGGACGGGCTCAGACCCCAACCAGACTCCTGCCGGGTGGTGATGGCCGTGACGACCAGTATCCCAGTCCACTTCCTGCGCGGCCAGAGAGTCCGGCGGCAATTCGGTGACCACCTGCCGTGCGCGATAGAACACGCCGGATTTCAACAACGGCTCGCTGGACCATGCCCAGTCGATAAACCCCTCCTTGCCAACCACGATCATCGCCCGCTTGTCGGTGATGGTCATCCATTTCAGGATCGCTGCCGTCAGTGACACGGCGTAGCGGTCGGCCAAATCAGTCATCAGATCGATATAAATGGCCCGGCCTTTGATCTGCTCACGGAAATCATCCAGCGGCATCAAAAGGTAGGAGGCGAAGGTATTGGCCTCCGCCTCGATCCCGTTCCGCCCCTCATCCCAGTCAGCCATGTTGCGATTGGTGCATTCGAGACCGTTGGGATTGGTCTGCCGGTGCAGCAGGTAATGGCCCAGTTCATGGGCCAACGTGAAATTCCGCCGCCCTGGCGAACGGATTGTGTCGTTGTAAATGATGCCCCACTCTCCGGAACCATCAGGGTTCGGCATCAACATGCCCTCGACGCCTTTAGACAGATCCAGGCCGCCGACCATAGTTATCGGTGCATCTGGAAATACCTGTCGTGAGACATCCTGTGCTAGTGCGGTCACATCGATTGGAAACCGCGGTAGCCCATGCGCTGCCTGATGCAGCGAAAGGATTTGCGTCAGGCGGATTGCCCAACCCTTCGGCGTCGTGGGCAGGCTCAATCCTTCTTTCCCCACATATCGATCATCTGATTGATCTTCGCCTGGTCGTCAGGGGCGAGCTTGCTGAACTTGCGGAAGAAGGCTTCCTTCAGAACCGCATCTCCGGGCTCCTCGCTTTCGTCCAGCAGATAGTCGGTGGTGACCTCGAGCGCCTGAGCGATCCGCGTCAGTTTTTCTCCGGACGGCTTTCGTGCGTCGCGGTTTTCCAACTCCCAAATGTAGCTCTTGCTCGAGTCGGTCAATTCCGCGAGCTTGTCGAGGGAGTATCCCTTCTCCTGGCGGTGGCGCTTGATCTTGGCGCCTAGGGACGTGGTCATAGTATCATCCTTGTTTTCCTTGGTTGCAGGAAGCTTGTTCGGTATGCCGAACAAAATCGTTCCGCGCAAGTAGACTTGGCGGTTTGTTCGGTATATATCGAACATTACCGTATCGCTTTGCGCCGATTCCTCCATCTTCCTCGCCAGAAAGGGCTCCCATGACTGCTATCGCATCCTTCCTTCGCAAGACCCCCGTCACACGGTTGCATGACTATTTTACTGGCTCCGGGTTCACATCCCTTCCGCCGGTCGATTGGACCAAGCCTGAGGCGGAGCTCGTCGAGCCGCTGATCAAAGCTGTCGACGACATGGACGACCGTGAAAAACAACGCGTTGTCATGAATGCCAGTCAGGTCGCTGCTCTCGCAGACGAACCGGGCCAGAATGCGCTGCAGAATGTCGTCATCAACCGGCAGGTGTTCGACACACTGGAGGGGGCTAACAATCGTTCGCTGTGGGTGTTTCTGAATGAACCAGACCAGTTTCGTAAGGCTGAAGAGGTCCGCTACAATGATGAACGGCGCCGTGGCCGGTCATGGAGTGGCTTTGAAGTAGAAAAGGACCGCGTGGTCCGCCGGGATGCTGTATCGGTAGCTGACTTCACCAAGGCAATCCGCGAGCGTTTCGACACGCCGCATGTTCATGTCGATGTCTTCGACCGGCACCGCGTCATCCTCGATGATCAGGAATGCGATCTCGTTCAGGTCGCTGTTTACCGTGAAGGGCGGCCGGAGGACATGCTTGGGTTTGACGCGAACAGCACATTGTCACGCCGTATCGTGAAGCCGGTTTTTGAGGCTGCGCTGACTTACGAGGCGGATACTGGCGTCATAGAGGTGGTGGCCAATACAATTGCAGACCGGAGGGATCTCACTGCCTACATGGCGCGGGACCTGCTTGGGATCGATTTCGAAGAAAAGCATATACCGCTGCGGGAATACCATCTTGGGATGCTGTTGAAGCCCTTTGACTTCCCGACTGACGTTGATGACGGCATAGCGGACGTCACCGTGAAAGAATTGCGTCTTATGGAGGTTGGCCAGCCTAACGAACGGATCGTCCTCGAAACCATGTCGGGCGCCGACCGCACGGTGTGGGAAATGGCAGAAGAAAGAATTGGGCTCGACATTGGCAGTTCTGGGCAAGTCCTGTCCGTTGCATCTGAAACGCCTGAATGGATCGTCACGCGCGCGCGGTTCACAATCAAGTTTCAACCCGGCCCAAGCGGCGGGAGGGGCAAATCGTTGACGCTGACGGTGACCATGCCACATGGCTGCAATTTGAAGGACATGACCCCGCATGAGCGCCTGATCGGCGACAAGTATCTGCGCCGTTGGGGCATTCTGACCGACGGCTCGGACATCGGTGACCTCATTGACTAAGCGGGCGGTCGATATGCTGCTGCAGGTCATGGAGACCCGTCCTGCCAAGGTGCAGGCATCGGTCCTGCGGCAAGTTTCACCTCGGGCAACGGATCAGTTGCTTGAGGCCAAGCTTATGGTCGCATCCGGCCATATCCCGGTCGTCACCGCTATGGATGACTACGAAGACGAGCCCATCCCTGCAGAGTGGTGCGCCGAGCGCAGGCAGTATGGATACAACAACAGCATCGGTCGGTGGGTTGCGGTCGATGCCAAGGATATCGAAGCTCTTGCAGTTGATTACCCGCTGCTCTTCGCGAAGATGCTGGTAGATTTCGAGCGCGCTGCCCCGGCGCGCCCGATCTCGTTGATCGATAGTGTCGCCTGGGATATTGGCACCATCCAGCTCAAGGGGGCGAAATCGCCCATGCCGGTCTGGTTTGCACGTCGGCTTTCAGATCCTGCGGTGTGGAGAAAGGTTGGCGCTCTTCTGGAACGCAGGCCGCCGGATGAGGTCCGTGTCATCCTGACGTCCACACCAGGCGATCGCCTTCCTGTTGCTGCGAGTAAGAAGGACATCATCATCAGTGTGACCGATGTGGCCAAAGCGCCTGGAAAGCTGGCCATCTCACCGCAGGCCGTCGGCGCAAGGGTCTTCCCGGGCGAGGCGCAGCATCGGTTCCCGATTGATCATTCGGATGATTGCGGGATCGTCTGGTATCGGGGTGAAACTCTCACGTTCCGCGGAGACAAGCAGCGTCGGTTCTTGGAAATTCTGTTTTCGGCCTATTGGTCAAAGTCAAAAGTCCTGCGTCTTGCCGCTGTTCTTGAAGAGGCTGGCTATGGTGGTCAGGTGAACACGCTGAAAAAGGCTTTTGGCCGCGGCATCGACAAATGGCGTTTCGTCAAGGTCGAGAACGGAAACTGCTGGATCGATCCCTGATCCTGCCCAACGTTTGTCTATGAAGAGGCCGTCCTTCGGGGCGGCTTTTTTCATTTTCAGGCATCTAACTTCGCTGCCTCCCGGTTGCCTCCACGGTGCCTTCCAGCCCCTCGGTCATGGTGATCCCGCAAGTGTTCGCAAAAACCCCAAGGAGGTTCACATGGCGCTAAGACACCTTTCCCAGATCGAGCTGGCGGCTCGCTGGAACATTTCACATCGCACGCTGGAGCGTTGGCGGTGGACGGGCGAAGGCCCGAAATTCATCAAACTCGGTGGTCGGGTCATTTACCGGCTCGAAGACGTCGAGGCTTTCGAGGTCGAGCAAATCCGCGGCTCGGACCACGAGCCCCACCGCCCAATGTCGGCATAAGGGGGACGAATATGACAATTTCTAACCACATCACACTGGCCGATATCCACCGCATGCCTGTTGGCCAAATCGCGGCACTGCCCGCTGGTCAGCTGGCAATGCTGCGGGATGCTTCTGATCAGCAGCTGACCCAGGCCAAGACGGTCTCGGATTGGCTCGATGGTGCCATCTCCCTGAAATACGCCGAGCGTGCTGCCGAATGCCGCTCTGAGGCAGACAAGGACACCGGCACGATCCGCTTTGAGGATGACGGCGTCACCGTGATTGCCGACTTGGCGAAACGGATTGATTGGGATCAGGCAAAACTCGCCCAGATCGCAGAAAACATCGCCTCAGCAGGCGAGGACCCGGCCGAGTTCATCGATACCACTTTGAAAGTGTCTGAGCGCAAATACACGGCGCTGCCAGAAAGCTGGCGCAAGGGTTTTGAGCCTGCGCGTACGGTCCGGACCGGCAAGCCCAAGTTCCGTTTGGTGCTGGGCGAGGAGGTGCGCTGATGGCTATTTCTCTTGCATCTCTGCGCACCAGTTCGGTGCTCCAACCACCGCGTATCCTGATCCACGGCGTGGCCGGGGTGGGTAAATCGACCTTTGCCGCTGACGCGGGCGCGCCGGTGTTCATCATGACTGAGGATGGGCTTGGCAAATTGCAGGTCCCGCATTTTCCGTTGGCGACGAGTTATGCCGAAGTTGCACAAGCGCTCGACGCCTTGCTGGAGGAAGATCACGACTACGGCACGGTCGTCGTTGACAGCGTCGACTGGCTCGAGCCGCTGATCTGGGCTGAGGCGTGCAAACGCAATGGCTGGCAGTCGATCGAAACCCCGGGCTTTGGCAAAGGTTACGCCGAGGCGCTGACCATTTGGCGTGAATATCTCGATAAGCTGAATGCGCTGCGCGACCGCAAAGGGATGGTCGTCATCCAGATTGCTCATACCGACATCAAGCGGTTTGATAGCCCCGAGCACGAACCTTACGACCGGTATGTGATCAAGCTGCAGACCCGCGCCTCGGCGTTGTTGCAGGAGCATTCTGATGTGGTGCTTTTTGCCAACTATCAGATTTCGGTCGCCAAATCCGATGTCGGCTTCAACAAGAAGGTGACCCGGGCGCTCGGGTCCGGTGCGCGCGTTATGCACACCGAAGAGCGTCCCGCCTTCCTCGCCAAGAACCGTTACGGCCTGCCGGACACTTTGCCGCTTTCGTGGTCAGAGTTCCTCGCAGCCATGCCCCAATCCCAATGATTGCCTTGAAAGGATACGACCATGGCACGTTTTGATACGTCCTTTGACGCCACCAGCGTTGAACCCACCACCGCTTACGAGCTGCTGCCCGCAGGTAAATACCGCGCTCAGATCGTCGAGAGCGAAATGCGCGTGACCCGCAACGGTATGGGGCAGTTTCTCTGGTTGATGCTGGATATTTTGGACGGCCAGCATAAAGGCCGGAAGATCTTTGATCAGCTGAACCTGGTGAACCCGAACCCGACCACGGTCGAGATTGCACAGCGGACGCTGTCGGCAATCTGCCATGCGACGGGCCGGATGCATGTCAGTGACAGTGAGGAGCTGCACCTGATCCCGATGACGATCCAGGTGAAGATCAAGCCCCCAAAGAACGGTTACGGCGAGAGCAATGCCATCGCCTATCTGCCGCCTGAAGGTGAGGGTGCCACGGCTGCAAAGCCTGCTGCAACCTCGTCAGCGCCGCCGACAACGCATGCCGCTTCCGCACCGCCCAAGATGGCCTCCGCGCCCTGGAACAAGAAGGGCTGATCAATCGCGCTGCTCCGCATCCCTGACTGACGGGGCAGCGCCCAACCCCATCTAAGGATATTCCCATGACTGACCTGCATAACGCGGCCCCTCGGGCCGTGATCAGCCCCGGCTTGCCTGATGACCAGCGCCGCTTGATCGAACTCGACGACGATATTGCCAAGATCCGCACGCAGATTGCGACTGCTGATCTGGCACGCCAACGGGGGCAAAAGCCCATTGACCCTGATTGGTTCCACCGGGCACGGACCGCGTTGCGCCACCTGTGCCGTGAACGGGCAGAATTGCTTGCCAAAGGCACCGGCCGCCGTCGCCGCGAAAAGCTGAAAGATGCTCTGATCGGCGTCCTGCGTGAGCGCCACGACCCGGAAACTTGGAGCGGCATTCTGGCCGAAGCCCAAGCCCGCAGCGAACGGGAGGGATTGTGATGGCTGATCTTCCCGCACCACTCACGCCAACGCTGACGGCGATCTACGCCGATTACGAGGCCCGCCAGGGTGATGGCTTCCGTGACCATCTCGGCGCATCCATCATCGGTAAATCTTGCGCACGCGCGCTCTGGTACGATTTCCGCTGGGTGACGCCGTCACGCTTTTCTGGCCGCCTGCTGCGTCTGTTCGAGACAGGCCAGCTGGAAGAGGACCGTATGGTGCGCAATCTACGTGCCACCGGGGCCACTGTTTTGGAGCTGGATCCGGAAACAGGACGGCAAATCCGCGTGGAGGCCCATGGTGGTCATTTTGGCGGCTCGCTCGATGGCGTCGCCCTTGGTCTGCTTGAGGCGCCGAAAACCTGGCATGTGCTGGAGTTCAAAACGCATGGCGTAAAAAGCTTTGCCGATTTGACCGCGAAAGGCGTGGTAGCATCCAAGCCGCAGCATGCCGCCCAGATGCAAATCTACATGCACCTGACTGGCATTACGCGCGCGCTCTACATGGCGGTCTGCAAGAACACTGACGCGCTGCATATCGAACGGGTTGAGGCTGATCCTGCCATGGCCGAACGCCTTCTGGAAAAGGCTGGTCGGGTTATCTTTGCCCAACATCCGCCAGCGCGGATCAGCGAAGATCCGGCTTGGTTTGAATGCCGTTTTTGCGATCACCACGCTGCCTGCCACGAGGGTGGCGGTGCCGCTGTGACCTGTCGGTCCTGCCTGCATTCTACGGCCGTTGATGGTGGATGGCACTGCGCGCGTCATGACAGAATGCTGTCGCCTGCTGAGCAGCGGGCCGCCTGCGGCAGACATCTCTTCATCCCCGATCTCGTGCCGGGTGAGGTCATCGATGCGGGAGACGACATTGTCACCTACCGCATGAACGATGGCGCCTCCTGGTCAAATGACGCCCGCAATACGGAGGCTGCGCCATGCTGACCCTGCGCCCATACCAAGAGGCTGCGATCTCTTCGATCTACGGCTATTTCCAGACCAACAAGGGTAACCCTCTGGTTGTGATCCCGACGGCTGGCGGCAAGTCGCTCGTCATGGCGTCATTCATCGAAGGGGTGCTGAAGGCTTGGCCTGATCAGCGCATCCTGATCGTGACCCATGTGCGCGAATTGATCGCCCAAAACCATGCCGAGATGATCGGGCTTTGGCCTGAGGCACCGGCAGGCATCTATTCGGCGGGCTTGGGGAAACGTGAGGCGCAGGCCCGCGTCCTGTTTGCTGGCATCCAATCAATCCATCGCCGGGCCCATGAGATCGGCCACACCGATCTGGTGTTGATTGATGAGGCCCATCTGATCCCAGGCAATTCCAGCACGATGTACAGGCGCTTTCTGGACGCTCTGCAGGCGATCAATCCTGCGCTGAAGGTGATTGGCCTCACCGCCACACCGTTTCGCACTGGCAGCGGCATGCTGCATGAGGGCAAGGACGCACTCTTTACCGACATTGCCTATGAGGCGCCGGTGCG